AAGCAAATACAGTTTAAATGAATTGGATAATATGATACCGTGGGAAAGACAGATATATGTTGAGATGTTAAAACAGTATATTGAGAACGAGAAAGAAAAGATAAAATTACAACAAAGGTAATATAAATGGCAAATAAGAAAACCAGACTTGCTGAAATTTATAAAAAAGAAAAAGAGAAAGGTGGGGGGATTTTTTCCACTTTGGGTAAGAGAGCTATCGAAAAGGTTGATCCAAGACAGGTCTTCAATCAAGAGGGACTGTTGGCTCAAATGTTCCCAACTCTTTTTAAAGCTTATAAAGCAACTCCGGACAATGAAAGAAAGTATGGTTCTATAACTAATGTAACCAATAATTATTTCGGCCAATCTCCAAATCAAATCAAAGAAAATCTAGACGATTCTTCTATTTTAATAGATTCAAAAATAACAGCAAAAAATACAATGGTTCTCCCAGCCATGTCTAGAGACATGAATTTGATGAGACAGAATATCGCTAAGCTTGTAAAAATTAGTGGTGGGAAGCCAACGTATAAAACAGATCTTTTCTTTAAAGCAGCAAAAGAAAGAGAAGCCACTTATGAAAATCTCTTCAAAAGAGAAAACAGAAAATTGACTCCAGTCTCAACGACAACGCCTGAAAAACAGAAAACAGAAGCATCTCCTCTTGGTTTTTTGGGTATGTTTACTAAAACTCTTAAAGATCTTAAAGACGGCATCATCAACTCTTTTAAAAATATAGGCTCAACTATTTTAACAGGAATCTTAGCGGCTTTCAGTATTGATAATATTATAAAAGCTTTTGGGTTAGACGGAAAAATAATGACTTCTTTGATTTCTTTTTTAACAAAAATCGTCACAAACCCTTTCTTTATAGGTCTTGCCGCAATCACAAGCGTGGCAGCATTAATGAATTATCTTAAAGGGAATGAAGATGAAAAGCAAAAAAAGTATCTTGAATTGTCGAAAAGAAAATCAGAAGGTGAGATATTATCTACTGAAGAGGAAGCACAATTAAAAGAGTATGATTCTCTTAAAAATCGTCAAGCCGCAATAGAACAATATGGTTATGATCCTATATTAGGCAAAAAATCAGACACTACAAGAACTGAAGGAATAAGAAGACAGACTGAAGTTGATAGAATTTATTTAGAAGATACTGCCACAGAACAGCTTTTAAGGGAGGGTAATACAAACCCCTCAATCAAAGATATAAAAGAAAGAGCAGAAGTTATTAAAAATCAAAGAACTGCTCCTGCTCCTGAAACTACAGAAAAGTCTAAGGTAGAAATAAAACCAACAGCCTCTGAAAGAGTTCCTGATATGCGAGCCGGAAGAGGGTTTGTGGAGCCACCTGTAGCCCCGCCACCACAGAACATGACTCCAGTGCAAATTTCAAAGAATCCTCTATTAGAACTGATAGCGAAAGGTGAGGCAGTCAAAGAAAAGGGGAGTAAAGAATTTTCCTATGATTCTATGAATCAGGGAACTGCAAAGGGATCTATTGTTGGATCGGGTATTTCTACTGATGTAATAGGACAGAAACTTACTGACATGACAGTTGGTGATATATTAAGTAGAGCGCCAACAAAAAACATGAGTGCAGAAGAAAGACAAAATAAAAAAACAATTTTCGCTGCTGGTAAGTATCAAATTATACCTAATACTTTAAATATGTTGATGAAAAAGGGTGATGTTTCCGCAAATGAAAAATTTACACCAGAATTACAAGACAGATTAGCCTTAGCTTTAATCGAAAGAAGAAACATCAATAAACTTATTCAACAGGGAAATTTAGAAGAGGCTCAATATAAATTATCACAAGAATGGGCTTCGATTCCAGCACCAAAAGGAAGATTATTAAAAAGTGGTCAAATAAGCACAGGTAACGAATCGTTCTATGGAGGAGTGAACAAAGCTAACATAAAAAGCAGCGAAGTCATGGCTGTTTTACAAAGAAACGATTCGAAGGTCGGAAGTATTTTATCTGAAAGATCAGCAGAGAATAAAATGGCAAGCTTTATGCCATCTGTTCCTATTGTCGTTAATGCTCCAACTACGAATAATGTTCGATCTCCATCTTCCGCTGCTCCATCTGTAACTGTGCCAGCTTCAGTTATTGATGTGGATATGGCTACGTTGTTATCAAGAGTTATTTAAGAAAAAACCCGCCGAAGCGGGTTTTTTTATTTCAGAATATTAATCTGATTTAGCAAGTTCTTTAAAGAAGTCCAAATCATCATCTTCATCTGACGATTTCTTACTCACAGGAGTAACTGAATCGTCGTCATCACTGACTGTCTTCTTAAATACTGGTTTTGATGGCTTACTCGCAGGCACATCATCGTCATCATCATACGACACATCTTCATCAACACCTTTAGTATTGATAGGAGCAGAAGAAAGACCAAGAACTTTATCAAGACGAGTTTTCAGTTGATCATAATTTTTGAAGTTTTTGCGATCAACCAACTCTTTAAGAGAGAATTCTTTCTTCCAGAGTTGCTCAAGTTTTTCATCATCACCATCGAAAAGTTCCGAGGGATCTTCGAATTCAGATTTGTCATAATTTCGATAACCCTCAACATTACGAATTTTAAGTTTGAAGTTACCGCCACTCCAAAAATCAAATGGGTTAATAGGACTTTCATCTTCAAATTCCGGATTCATAGCTTCCGAAATTTTATCAAAAATCTTTTTACCAAATTTGAAAAGTTTAATCTGACCCTCATTCTCTGGATGCTTAGGATCAGAAATCACAAGAATGTTAGAGATGTAGGTTAGCTTTCTTTTCTGTTTACGGGCGATATCTTTATTGGCGTCGATTCCCGAGTTCCAAAGCACAGAATTGTGTTCGCAAACTGGACACTTTTCCGAAAAGGTTGTGGGACAGTTGTCAATAAGCCAACCACCGGGGCCTTGGAAACCGTGATTGAAATAACGAACCCAAGGAAGAGCGTCATCACCATCAACAGAGGGAGCAGGGAGAAAACGAATAACGGCCATGCCATTGCCTGCTTTATCAACATCGGGTTGCCAAAATCTGGTGTCGTCTTTGGAACCAGCATCAGAATATTGGTTGGTTGATTCAATGGCTTTAGTGAGTTTTTCAAACGAAGATTTGTTTCGTTTAAGAGATGCAAAAGAAGTCATAATTTTCCTTTCGTATAACGGAGTATGTATTAATATTACGGATTATCCACAAAAACATGATATACTTTATTTAGTAGTGTATATCAATGGGCAATTTTTTCATTTAGGCTGAGCACCTTTCTGAGGATGAGCTTACATTTTACACTATCCTTCGGGATAAATGGGCAATATTTCTCAATCTTTTTACAGTGCTCAGGCCATCTTACGGTATCTGTTATCTTCCTTTTCCACATAGGAAGGAAGTTCAAAATCTCATTCAGAATAATCAAAGACTCAATCTCTATCTCTTTTCTCAGAGATTTATTCAAGAGAATTGGGTATTCACCATTTTTCACTTGCAAAATATCATTTGGCTCATCGACATCTTCGAAAATTTTATTACAATCATTTTCAAAAACATATGAGATGCTTTGAATGACTTTCAATCTTTTTCTGTACACTTCTTCTGATTCTTCCAAAAGAAGATCACCAATCCATGTGTTTTCATTCTCAACAAAATTACTGGCAAGAAAAAGAATTAAATCTTCTTTTTTAGGAAGTCTACGAGAAAGTTTATAAAAATAGTATTTGTCTTTTCTTTTCTCAAACGAATCTACTGTAACTTTACTCTTACCCCCATATTTAAAGAAATCATATTTTTCATTGGAAAAATGTAATTTGATTGCATTGTAAATACAGAAAGCTTCATATCCAGTTATCATATCGGTAATTTTGTAGTCTTAACTTTAAGAAGATTCAGTTCCATCGCCTGTGCTTCGATTTTAGATTTCAAATCCGAATTAATCAAAGAAGCTGCAATTTCTATTTCCATGCCTATCTTTGTGCAATATTCAACAATGGCTTCAAGGTATGTGTAGTCTGTGTTTGCTACTAATGAATCAATAGCATAAGCAAACTTTTTCATTTCATCTTTAGTCGGCATATTATAATTGTCCTCTTTTTGGGCAATTGACATCATAACAATGGCATCCTTCCATTTCTTTAAAGTAGAGTCCGCAAACTCTACAAATAGATGGATTATAAACATTAAGAACATTTTCTTCCCGTTTTACTTCTTTAAGAACAATTTTATCTCCCTTCATGATACTTCTCACAGAATGAAGAAAATTTTCGAAAAAATCATCTTCAAACTCATCTTTCTCTCTTGAGAGACTAAAGGTGATAGTTTGTCCGCTATGTTCAAATTCAAAATGAAGTCTCATTTTATATCCTCTGTTCTTTGTAAAAAATATGATTTCCTATTGTTACAGTCTTTTTCATTTTCCAGTTAGTGTAAATTTTATTTGAATGAAAATGTGTAGAGCCAAAAGTCGGATCGATCAGAGACTGTTTATTAAAATAAACTTTTTCTGCTATGATCCTAGCCTCTTGGTATTGTACAATGTTTTTAATTGAATGTCTTTTTCCCATTAGATTTTTATCGCAAACCCAACTGAATTGACAAACACCTTTATTTTTAAAATAGACTACAGAACAAATACTTGAACCATATTTCTTCTGATCAAGTCTATTCATTGTTACGAAAGCCACTGCAAGCTTTCCCTTTCTAGATTCAGATCTAGATTCGAAAAAAATGTTTTCAGTCAGACATTGTATTTCTCGATACTGATTTTCAATCTTAGATAATTTAATTTTGTAATCTGTATTAGAAATGTGTTCCGGCCACACTAATAGTGTACAAAATAAAAAAATTAGACGAAGCATTTTTTGAATCAATCCCAAAGACTTTCATAATATTTTCCAAATAGACGAAAACCATTCTTGATTCTCTTCAAGGTTTTTTCATATTCTTCTTGATTGATTAATTTAAAAGAAGAGTCAAATTGGGAATTTTCCCAATCATCATCATTTTTCTTATCGAAAGCAAAGATCATTTCGTCCAATACCCAATCCCAGCGTTTGAAATGATTAGAGTCGGTGTCCCATTCATTTTCTTTAGGTAAAGCGTTTGTGCTGCGAAGTTCTTCTGGAACATCTTCATCGTCCACACAAGACGCCCCGCGTTTTGATTCTTTGAGTTTTTTAAGCATAGGTAGAATGATAAGTGCTAAAGTAGAATCCATACTCCATGTGTCCCACTTATCAATTTTAATGTAAATTTTTCGTTTACGTTTCGAGTAAATCCAGTCACATAGCCTATACAACCAAGTTTTATGGATAGTTTCATTTTTAGAAAGAAGTTCAGACAAATCTGTTATTTTTTCAGATTCGTCATCAATTTTTCCGTGAGCTAACCAATGGCCGAAATTATAAACCCAATTAGGTTTACTGTAGAAGCCTTGCTCATCTTTTTCTTTTTTAGCCCAAAAACAGATAAATTCCGCGATTTGATATGGGCCTATCCATTCCTTATAAGGTCCAATTTTAACTTTCATTATATTTCCTCATTGTTAGGGATGCCGGTTGATTCTGTTTCCAAGTTCAACCGGAAAAACTCAGATGGCGATTAAGCCGCCATCAAGAAACGCTCATCGTTTGCGTTTACTATTTTGCTTCTTTGATTGGGTTACCCCAACTCTAACGGCTTTCACCTTGCCGCATCGTCCGGTCTAATACTACATCGCCTGTCGAACCTATTTCCGGCCCATCAAAAACAGTCTGACGAAGGTTACCACTATTCTTCACATCTGTTACGGGTATGGTGGAATACCTTGTGTAACAGGCAGACTGTTTTTGGTGGACCGGGCGAGGTACTGCCCCCCGCGTCCAGTCAACTGTTCTTGTTCCTTCATACGATGATATTCTGTAATGATACCACTTGTCTCCCGACAAGTCAACCCCTATTTAGCATAATATTCATCAATTTTTTCTTTCAATGTATGCAAATAATCATTTTTGTTCTTTTCGAAAATTAAAGCTTTATTTCCTTCCTCAACAGAAATTAATACTACAATTTTGTTGATAGGGATAGAAGTTATTTCTTCAAACATTTCTGAATATGCCGTACATTGCAAAAAATAATTTAAAATGTATTCTTCTTTTTTGTTCTTTGATGAAGTTTTATAATCTACAATCGCCAGTTCCCCTTCCCATTCTGCTATACAATCGCACCTACCCGCGACTCTCAATTTATGGGAATACAAAGCCTGTTCCATAGCATAAACCGAGCCAATATTTTTGTTTATCTCTGGTTTAAGCTGAATAAAAAGTTGTTTTAGATTAGGCATCATCCTAGATTCGTTCAAAGTACCCAAGATATAATCTTCACATATTTTATGAATTTTTGTGCCTCTTGAAGACGCTCTTCTTGTGATTTTATTCGCCTCTTCTTCGCCAACCTTTTTTCTCCATTCCAAAATAGAATCTTTATTCATTGAAGAAAGAACAGTAGTAATAGATGGATATCTCTTTCCGTTGGGTGTCCAATATGATCTACCCTTTTCTGTTGTAACAGATTCTAAATCAAAGTTTAGTTCAGGCAAGGAAACAAAATTAAACTTATGCAATTTTATCCTCATACTGCATTTTAGCAAGAATATAATCTTTCACTAAACTACTTCGCACAATATCCTCAGGAGTAAATTCAATTCTAGTAAATGAACTCATATGCATTGCTATATCAAAAAACTTCAAAATACCACTCATATCATTTTTCTTTTTATTCAAGTCTGTCTGTCTATAATCACCACACCAAATAATCTTGGAGCGATAACCGACTCTAGTCATGACAGTATCAATCTCTTCAAAATTTAGATTTTGCATTTCATCAACAATAATGATAGCATCATCAAAACTCATTCCGCGAATGAATGAAGTCGAGATGAATTCTACAAATCCTTGTTCTTCCAGCCTATCCCATGCATCCTTTCTACCAAAAAGAGTTTCACAAATCTGGCGATACGGTTGCTGAAAAATATCCATCTTTTCATTTACGTCTCCGGGAAGGTGGCCGATCTCTCTTCCTTGAACGGCAGATCTAACTATAATTATTTTTTGAAATGGATTGCTTTTATCTAATACTTCTTCCAATGCTTTATATAGAGCGCAGAAAGTTTTTCCGGTTCCTGCTACACCATGTAAAGCGATAAAATAATCACCCCTCTTATAAGCATCAAAAAATAATTTTTGATTATCTGTGAGAGGTTGAAATGTTTTCAACTGGTCTATTCTAATCTTTAGAGAATTGGATACATTATGTGTATTAGATGAAGCGTCTTCATTATTAATAACTGATAATTTTTTTCTATTCGTTGCCATTCAATCTCCGTTTAGAAATAAAAAAGGGTCACCTTAATTGATGACCCTTTGTTTTAAATTTTAACGCCCGTAATCTTTTCAACGTGTTTTTTCACGACATTGTCAGTTTTAACTTCTTTAATCGAACGCCTACGATGCTTTTTAGCAACTTCGCTATTTGGATGAGCGTCAGACACTTTAGATAAAACTTCTTTAAAACCTTCAGGAATTTTATTTTGTGTAGAAATAGAAACACCAGATACGATAGAAGGGGCTTTTAAAATTAATTGTAGATGTGGATTTTCTTTGAGAAAATTCTCTTTTTCAGAGATTTTCATCAATACATCAACTTCCTCACCAGTATTATTATTTATGAACGTATAAGTCGGCATGATACTACCCTTGAATAAACCAATCCGGAACTTGTCTTTTAGTCCAAACTGCAATATGTGATTTGTTTTTAATATAGTAATTTCGATAAGAATTCAAAGAATCGTTAGTAACTTTAACTTCATCAGGCATAGCAGGAGTCGGAGGAAAAAAAGATCCTTCCTTAAGATTAACAGGAAGATAGCACAGATGATTAGTCATCCTCTTCTCTACTGCATGAATTTTATTGTAGCGATAAGTATACTCATTACAAAGATGGTGCCACATCGAATACAACCAATTATAATTTTCAGAATTTTCGCGAACCCAAATCGCAGACGGGTGATTGATATGAGAAGCTTTCATCATGACATTATCCCTATCACCATCAAGCCTCCAACGCTTAATAGAACGACCAGAAGACTTGTCAACATAAGGGGTTCCGTCAAGAATACGATGGGCTGTTGACATGAGTTGTGCATATTCAATAATCATTTTAACAACATGTTTATCGAGATGCATTTCAGCGCATGTTTTAGGATTTTCATGAAGATAAAAGATATTAATTTTAATTCTCCAATTTAACGATATAATCTTTTGCCCAGATATTCTGAATTTCTTCTAGAGCTTTATAATCATACTTATCAGGCAGAGGCCCATTTACATTCTGTTCATCTTCATGGTCAATTCTTTCTTCAAGAATTTTCAATGTATCAGAAAAATTATTCGACAAAAAATTCACAACATTTTTAACATGATATTGATGAACAAACGTAGAGTTGATTGATGAATTCAAAACAGAAAGAATACTATTCAGTTCATCCAGTTTCTCAATTTGATCTTTGATATATTTCATGCTTTACCCTTTACAAGTTTATTAATATGTGCGTTTACAATTTTATTTTTGATCATTTCAGGAACACTAAGATAAGGCCACTCTAGATTAAAGGGGCAAGGTGTTCGCCATTTATTGTTCTTCAGAAAAAACCGAAACTCAGCCAGATCTTCCTTATCATTGGCATTAAAATCCCTTTTACTCATAGACCATCTCCTGTGCGAGTTTGCAATTGGAAGGCTTACGTTTTGTCTGCCCCGGAATGAAGTTAAGAAAACCTCGTTTACTCAGATAGGTTTTTGCTTCTTTAGTGTTGAGGAGTTGATATGCTACAACATTTCGGCCATCTTTAATAACTTTGATCACTCCATTAGCGTAAACTTTGATAGCCCAAATATACGAAGAAACACGATACATATAAATTTCTTCTCCGAGGATTTCATTAATATCCTCAATAGTAACCACGCTGCCGGAAGACAGGACGAAGAGAAGTTTTTCGAAAGGTTTGATTTTAGTAGATTTACCACGCGGCATTTATCGATCCCTTATAACATAGCATAGAAGAAGTATATCATAAAACTTTGCTCATGTCAAGAGGCTACTCATCCCCAAGACAAAATTCGTAAAAATTCTCCCAACTACCAGAAAATAAAATCCTATCTGAATGATTAACAACAACTTTTGTTTGATATACTTGATATGAATAATCCGCTAACATTTTATTTTCAGGTGGATAAAGATAAAACTCTCCCACGCCTTTTTTAAAATTAGCCACTAGTTGAGCGGCTAAACAAAACATACCGTTTGCGACTTTTCTATTTTCTTTGAGTTTAATTCCATTCGTAATTTCTTCAAAAGAAAGAAGAAATTCAGCTAGTTCAAGACCGTAATCTGAGGGATATCCATCATAATACCCATAAAAATCTATAATCTTTTTTCCTGTATTATCGAAGACAATCGTACTAGAAGATGTAGCCATTTTTATCTCCTCATTGAAGAAAGATCTTTAGCTTCTTGTTCAGAGAACACTGGAATGCCATTTGATTTATGAAGAGTGCCGATGCCCTTCATATTCGAACCAGTGTATTTTTTACCCTCAATGGGTTTAGTGCATCCACCTTGATGCACATTGTTTTCTACTAGACTAGGATATTTTTGAGTTTCGCGAACAAATTTTTTCTCAACAAAAGCTTTTTTAACTGTCGTTGGAGATTGTGTTTTGTTAATAGAAAAATTTGTTTTGATTGAATTCACAGAAGAAAGCCAACTCTCATATTGCTCATTTTGCTTTTTGCTAATCTTCTTCTTTTTTGAACGTTGATTGGTATAAATGATCATGATTTAGTGTAAAAAAATTGGGATACCATTATGATACAACCACAATGGTATTTTGTCAAGCCTGTTGTTTTTTTACAACGATCTATTCATTAAGTAGAATTTTTTTACTTACTGGATTTTCAGTTTCAGTTTTAAGGGATGTCAGTTTCAAATCTTCCAATGATTTCTTTAGAGATTTAATTTCATCAATTGTAGAATTAACATTGTTCTCTAATTCCGACAATTTCCTTAGAATTTCTTCTTTCTTAGACATACTCTCTCTCTTCTTTATGGAGACGATAAGTTGCTTTATCTCGTTTTTTATTTTTCTTATCCAACTTTCGGATATCGTCGTCTGAATCTTGTTCTTTTTTAAACTTAGTTTTTTTGGGTTTAATGATATTCTTTCCACCAGTATACATTTTAGAAACTAAAGCTCCTTTTTAAAAAATACGATCTGCTATGCCCATCTTAATTACTTCTTCTGAAGTTAGCCAAATATCCGTGGGCGGAAGAAGTTTGGCTTTAATTTCTTTTTCTGTTAAATTAGTTTTTGATTTAATCAAATCAATCATCTTTTCGTTTGTTTTTTGGCTTTCTTCAATCTTAGTTTTTAAATCATGGTATTTGCCATAGATTTCTTCTGAAAATTGATGTGAAAGAATTGAAGAGTATTTGCCGATATATCTGTGTCCAACCGTCCCCGACAAAAAAATAAGAAATGCTGAACTCATAACACTTCCTAATCCGATTGTTCTTACAGGGACTTTGATCTTATTCATGATATCAATCAAAGCAAATGCATCGTTCAAGCTTCCCCCAATAGAATTTATGTAAAGATTTAGAGGTCTATCATCTTCCTGATAACTTTCATATATCATCCACCGAATGGCAGAGTCTATATTTTTTTCATCGATCTCTCCGGACAAATAAAAAGTTCTTTGACTAAGAAGAAAATTATCAATAAGTTCATTTTGGGGAATAACTTGATCTAGCATAATTCTTCGTCTCTACTCGATTAAATTTATACCGGGCCCTATCTCAATCAAATTTGTTTTTTGCCAAGGAAACCCGTCTTGATATTTATTTTTCATTGTTGTGTTACCTTCAATAAAGAATTCTTTTTTAACCGAATTTGCGTTTCCATCTAGTCTATAGTTCAAAGTATAAGATTTGGTGCAATCAAATCTGGCATATGATTTCTTTAGCGCATAAAAGAACTGCCGATCTGCCCCCCATTTACCATACCAATATTTACTACAGTTAATAGCAACATCAAGACTAACTCCAAAAGATGAGGTATCAATATGAAATACTTCATCATTAAAATATGTAGGCCATTTACCAAGCGATTCACAATTATCCTCACAAATAAAATTACCGTTTTTGTCAACAATATTACGGAGAGAGAAAGCCCAATCGTTCCCTTTTAAAATAGTGTTAACGATTTTCTCAACGTGACATGGCTCATACCAGTTATCTTCATCAAGATAACAAATTATATCAGCATTAACAAGAAATGGACATGCAGCATAAACTTTATGTCCATACCAACCTTTGCCGACATTTTCTTCGATAGCGATCGTTTTAATTTCTCTCTGTCCAGAATTTTCATAGATGGTTGGATAAATCAACTCAAAGTTTGATTTACCATCCAAGAAAACATAATGGGTGAGATCTTCATAAGTTTGTTTTTGAACACTTTCTGTACACTTACTTAAAGTGTCAGAACCGATAGTCGGAGTTACAACAGCAACTTTCATGATATATTAATTCACAACATTAATCAAATTAGGAAAAGCTTTTTTAACTATATCTATGGTTAGGTGTTCAATTTTCAAATCTTTGTTCATCATTTTGACAACAAGATCCGCTTCATCTTTATGAAGAGATTCCAAGACTACGACCAACAAAGATTTCTTTTTTTCCTGAGTTAATCCCGGAGGAATTGCTGGATGATTTTTAACAAATCTATACATCTTTGACATTTCCGTGCCAAGATAAGTATAATTCAATCCAGCGGGTTCAACTGCCGGTCGATATTTTGGAATATCAACATCAAATATAATACTTGGATGAAAAGTTGCTTGAAGAAATGATCTAAATCTTGGATGATCATACTTTCGTAAAACTGCAACCCTCTCATCGTCAGTTTTAGCTGTTTTAAATTCATCAAAAATTTCTGAATACAATTTATCGTTTAACATAATTAATCCATTTAAAATTCGTTTGCTATTTCAACAAGATTTTTCAAACGTTTAGAAATCAAGTAGTTCATAAACTCTTGCTTACTTTTTCCGTTTGAATTTTCATAACTATTTAGAATCTTTTCTTGGATGATAACAGGAATCTTAGTTAGGTCAATAAGATTTTCGTTTCTAATGTAATTGATGTACATCTTCTCATCACAAAACTCTTTTGGTGATTGATTCATCCAGACACTAAGTTTAGCTTCAGTAATAGGTTTTTGTCTACCACCCGAAACAAAAATGTCATCACTCGACAGAATGTTCGGAATACCATCATTCCTATCTCCGCGAATAATAAGCTCTTTCAACTGTCTCTCTGGGTTCTTTTCTGAAATGATTTTTTTCAGAATAGGGGAATACTGCTCGACGTTATTAAATCTTTGCAATTGAACAAAATCTTTATCACTAGAAAGAATCATAATTTTTTGTTGAGGAGAATATTTAACGGCAAGAACGCCAATGATATCATCTGCTTCAACGGACTCAATATCCAAAACTTTATATGGAGAGTGTTGTTTTAATTCTTCTTTAATTTTGTTCAGAGACTCAAAGATAGAAGCCCAATCATGCCCAGAAGCTTCACGGTTCTTTTTTCTAGAAGCCTTATAATTCGGAAAATATTCTTTTCTCCAATAATTATAGTTGTCACATGCAATCACAATCTCTGGACCATGACTATCTCGAAACTTTTTAACATAAGTTCGAATGGTGTTAAGAATCATATGACGAAGAAGATTCTCGTCAACAGCCTCTTTACTACTGCCAATTTGTTCCATGAGATTAGAAATTGCTACTTGTTGGTAATCGAATATGATCATTTAACAGCCCTAAGAATAATAGTTTCTTCGTTGAGTCTTCCGCTAAGAGGACTTTCCACTGCACGAATATTTCCAAGAAAATTACGCAAAGCTACTTTACCACCACTCAAAACTGTTTTAAGAGATTCTTCGGGTTTACGAAGTTTTTTCTGAATAGACTTATCTTCGTTAAAGTTTTGAATAGATGTGCCTTTGATGGAAAGACCAGAAGCGTCATTTGCTGTATAACAACCGACTTTCCTGTATTTGACATTATACACCCAAAGCTGATTGCAACCAAGAACATTTTTGATGTCAATTGATTTAAGATTAAGCTCAGGAAATTCTTCACAAATTTTAACCTTAGATACAATTTGATCAACAGTTTTAACTTTACGTTTACGGGGCTTTCGTGTCTTAACCGCTTCGCCGATAATATTCTGACAATCTAGAATAATCTGATCGAAGAAAGAAATAATCTTTTTCAAATTTGTTTTTGAAAAATTAGACCACGCTTCCTTGATGTAAGCGTCTTTAGTGTTTAGAACATAATCGTACATGATTCTTTGACTCTTACACCAATCAATCACCTTTCGTGCATGAATAGCTTTGGTATCAAAATCTTTAAGAGTTCCAACGACAGAAGGAATATCTTTGAACTTTGAACAAACCATATCGTCAAAAAATCCTTCAATTTCAGCGATAATCTCTGAAGACTTTTCAGCGATACGTTCTTGAGGATTGTTGTTGACCACAGTAGTTGTGTTTGTTGTAGTGGTTGATGTTTTTTTCTTAGAGGAATTTTTGATTACATCAATTTGTTCCTCAAACCAAATCTGGTCTTTCTGAGAAAGAGATCCGCCGTTTGACACAATACGACAGATGAAGCCAAAATTGGATGGAACATTTTTCGTGTGACTTTCCAAGATAGACATTTTATATTTTTTCTTGAAAAAGTCTATGATGTATTTTTGAGAATCTTTGTAGGTTTTATTTCGAGAATACCAATTGAGAGCGTGGATCAAATTTTGTTTGTTCAAGGCTTGATCAAATTTTGGTTCTGAAATATCGAAGAAATGATTGACATCGGTAATACGAGTCATGTTAATCCCTATAGTTATTTGATTTCTTAATTATATAGAAGAGCTAGTCTTTTGTCAATAGAAGAATGGCCCGACTGGTAGGAATCGAACCTACGACAGCCTGCTTAGAAGGCAGGTGCTCTTTCCACTGAGCTACAGTCGGAATGTTGGTGCCCCGAGTGGGATTCGAACCCACAGAATACACTTTTTGAGAGTGTCATGTTTACCAATTTCATCATCAGGGCTAATTTGGTGGTGCGACTGGCCGGAATCGAACCGGCACGCCCGAAGGCCTC